GGTGGTGAAAACGCAACATTTGATGTTGAGGTTGTTGATGGATTAGTTAATAGTGTAGTATTAAATCAGGGTGGTACTGGATATACAGTTGGGGAAATATTAACAATAACTGGATCTGTATTTGGTGGTACGGAAGATATATCAATAACAGTAGATTCAGTTTATTCTAATGGTGTTATTGTTACGGTTACCGGCGTTAGTCCTAAACCATCTGTTTATGAACAATACACTTGTCAGATTTTTGAAAGACAAGGTGGAAATAAGAGATTGTCGTATTACGATTCAAGTGATGTACTAACAATAAAAAATATAAATGAATAAAAATGGCAACAACTAGATATATTGTAGATAACTTATCAGGACAAACAATAACTGAAATAAATTCAACAACAATTAACACCGATACAATTTCTGCAACCAATTATTTGAATTTACCAATTCCTGATTCTATAAGTAGTGGGCCATTTGCGCCAGGTAGTGCGGTAGTTGCCAATGATACTGATGTTGATATTAACTTTTCCGATGGAGTTGGAACTGCGTGGAGTTTTTCATCAACAGGACTAACCTTTCCTGATGATACAATACAAACAACCGCATATACAGGTGGTACAATCGGAACAAGTGGAATAGATGGAACTAGCGGTACGAGCGGAAAAGATGGTGCAATCGGATCATCAGGGACATCAGGTATAAATGGGTCAAGTGGCACAAGTGGTATTAATGGATCATCGGGAACTAGCGGGATTTCTGCCACTACAGGAAGTTGGACTTTATCACCAGGTGCAAATACTGTTAGTTTTACAGTTACTGCAGGTCAATCATATGTTATGTGGGTAAATGGAAATATCGCAAATGGCATTGTTAATTGGAATGCAACAGTAACTCTATCAAACACAAACGTACCTGCAATAGGTGTACAGTATGGGTGGTGGTATGATCCTTCCCCCTCAACAACGGGTACTTTAGTTTTAACCGCAATACCAAATCAGATAGTTGGAACTGCGGGTGGTATTAGTACCACATCTTATCTAGGGTCTACTTCAAATGTATTTACATTTGCTATAACCAATAACAGTGGTTCACCTCAAATAGTATATTATGGATATGTTAAAATAAGTTAAACAGTCATATTACATGGAATTTTTTATAAAACAAAATACTAATCTTCCCATTTTAAAAATGGATGCGGTTAAAGACGGAAGAACAGATGTGGATAAAGAGTTTTACTCAAAACTTGACAATGCCACCATTAGATTTTCAATGAAAAATGAAGAAAATGGGGCACAAAAAATATTCATGAAAAGTGCATATATTGTTGAAAAAACTAAAACAAATCCTGATTCTCCTATTGAATATTACATTTATTATAAATGGTCAGACAATGACACAAATAAAAAGGGCAGATATAGAGGTGAGTTTTTAATAGTTTTTGAGGACGGAGAATTAATTGCCCCGATCAGAGAAAATCTTTATATCAATATCATTTGACAAGAGTAAATTTTGCCCCTATATTTAAGAACGAAGGTAAATGTTACGCTTAAGTAACAGCAAATACACCAAACTTAAATATAAAACATTATGGTTCCACAGGAAGAGATTGAGCACTTTTTACACGGTGAAGACGACGAAAACTATATCGTAGCATTAGAATACGATTACAAATCAGATAAAATATTTAAAGTAATCCAAGATCCCGTTAAAGGAAAACTTTTGCGAATGGATACATTTATTCCTTTTGCTTGGGTCGGAGATTTAAAAAACAAAAACTTTTATAAAGGAAGTAAAGAACTTCAAAAAAAGGCAATGTCCGAAAACGGTATCCTTATTGAGAAATTGGAGGATCACGGAGACGAAAGATTAAAAACAGGTTTAACCTATATGGTTAAAACCACAAAATCATATTCAAATCTTGTTAACTTTTTTAAAGGTGGTGGTCTTGATCCGTGGGGTAGAGATAACTCAGATTGTATTAGTATTTTATCGCCAGTAGAACAATACCTAATTCAAAAAAACAAACGACTTTTTAAAGGATTTGAAGAATACGATGAAATCCATAGATTTGTATTTGATATTGAGACCACGGGACTTGATCCAAAAACAAGTAAGATATTCCTTATCGGAATGAAAGACAATCGTGGTTTTATTAAACTTTTATCGGCACAAAATGAAGACGAAGAAAGAAGAATGATTGTTGAGTTTTTTGAAACAATTGACCAACTTAAACCTTCCCTTGTTGGTGGTTATAACTCGGCATTCTTTGACTTTCCATTTATATTAAAACGTGCAGAAATATTAAAACTTAATATTAAAAAAATTGCAAAAACATTAAATCCTGATTATTCATTAAAACAAAAAGAAGGTATCTTAAAACTTGCAAACGAAATGGAGCCCTACACACAAACACAAATGTGGGGGTACAACATCGTGGATATTGCACATGCAGTTCGTAGGGCACAAGCTATCAACTCAGATATCAAAAGTTGGTCTTTGAAGTATATTACCAAATTCATTGAGGCAGAAAAAGAAAATCGCGTTTATGTAGAAGGTGATAAGATCGGTAAAATTTATTTTGACAATTATGATTATTGGATGAACAAAGAAAATGGTAATTACAAAAGAGTCGGAATTGATTCAAAAGTTGATGAAATATGCGAAAGAAGAACAGACGTATATGATAAGACCACAGGATCTAAAATTATAGAGGACTACTTGGACGATGACCTTTATGAAACAATGGTTGTTGACGAGCAGTTCAATCAGGCAAACTTTCTTCTTTCAAAATTAGTACCCACAACATATGAAAGACTTTCAACAATGGGTACTGCTACTTTATGGAAAATGATTATGTGTGCTTGGTCTTATAAACATAAACTTGCAATTCCAAGAAAGTTAGAGAAAAGAAAATTCACAGGAGGTCTTTCAAGATTACTTCAAGTTGGTTATTCAAGAAATGTATTGAAACTTGACTACTCTTCACTTTACCCGTCAATTCAGCTCGTTCACGATGTGTTCCCACAATGTGATGTAATGGGAGCAATGAAAAGTATGTTGAAGTATTTTAGAGATACACGTATTAAATACAAAAACTTAGCAGGTCAATATAAAAAGTCAGATCCAAAACTTGCGGTATCTTATGACCGAAAACAATTACCGATCAAGATCTTTATCAATGCATTTTTTGGTTCACTTTCTGCCCCTCACGTATTTCCTTGGGGTGATATTGATATGGGTGAACAAATTACTTGCACAGGAAGACAATATCTTCGTCAGATGATTATGTTTTTTATGAAAAGAGGTTATATTCCGTTGGTACTTGATACTGATGGTGTGAACTTTGAAACTCCCTCTGACAGGAATGAATATACTTACGTAGGTAAAGGTCTTAATGGTCTTGTAGAAGAAGGTAAAGTATATGTCGGTGAAGAGGCTGATGTTGCCGAATACAATGACTTATTTATGAGAAATGAAATGGGTCTTGACATTGATGGGGTATGGCCAGCAACAATTAATGTGGCTCGTAAAAACTACGCACTTTTAACAGATAAAGGTAAAGTAAAACTTACGGGTAACACCATCAAATCTAAAAAACTTCAAACGTATGTTGCTGAATTTTTGGATATTGGTTTAAGAATGTTACTTGATGGTAAGGGTGCAGAGTTTTTAGATTTTTATTATGAATATGTCGATAAGATCTTTAGTAAACAAATACCATTGGCAAAGATTGCAAATAAGGCTCGTGTTAAACAATCTGTAGAAGATTATAAAGTTCACGTTACAAAAAGGACAAAATCAGGTAATTTAATGTCCCGACAGGCACATATGGAACTTTTGTTAAAAGAAAATAAAACCGCAGGTCTTGGTGATACAATTTATTATGTAAATAATGGAACCAAAAAATCACACGGGGATGTTCAAAAGAAAAAAGATGAAATAATACTTAATTGTTATTTGGTTGACGATAAAGAGTTTGAAATTAATCCTGATATGGTTGGTGAATACAACGTACCTCGTACTATGGCGGCATTTAATAAAAGAATTGAACCATTACTTGTAGTTTTTAAAGAAGAAATCAGATATGATATATTAATTGAAGACCCTAAAGATAGACCCTTTTTCACAAAAGGTCAGGCGGAACTTACAAGGGGATTCCCTTACAAAGAAAAAGATCAAGACGGATTAGATGAATTATTAACTATATCAGACACTGAAATTGTTTTTTGGAAAAATGTTAATATTGATCCATATTATATGTATATTGACAACACGATCGAATTAGTTAATCACGAATATGTGGAAAAAAATAAAAAAATAATGCAAAGTGACTATAAAGCGACTTATCGAGTAAGTGACGAGGACGCATACGAGTTTGATGCAGAAGGGGATTTTATGTTACTATCAATAGATTAAATTGGTGTGATTGGGGTTGTAAATGGACGGAACTTTAAAAGTTTGTTTAAGTTCTCCGCTTGTAACCCTTTCATTTCCATTAACTTATCAGGACGTAATCTTTCAAGACGAGTTTTTAATTCCTCCCATAGAATTGCCTTTTCATCTTTTGCTTCGGTAAATAATGATTGATAATCCATAGTTAACTCAGAGTCAGGAGTTTTTAAGTTTCCACTATATTTTCCTCTAACTCTACCGAGAGCTTCTTTACAATATGCGGTAAACCATCTTCTTACCCACTGTTGACCTGGGTTGTTTAACTCATCCCATCTTATTTCATCTATTGGAACATCAGAAGGTAATCTAACAATGTCAGGATTTTGTGCCAAACAAGTTTCTCTATCGTCTGTTTCATAATACCAATACCAAACTCTATATTCGTGGAACTTAATCATCCCAAAATCAAACCTACCACCAGGTACGTTCATTAAGTGTAATGCCTTTTTTCCTTCGGGAAGCGCGGTAATTCTATAAGTAAGATCTCCTGTAATAATTCTTCTTTTTATATTGATGTCTTGCATTCTCAATAGAATGTCAAATGCCGGTGTGATAAAGTAGTTACCTGTTGTACCCATTTGTGAAAAACCGGCACCACCACCAAGACCAATACCTCCGAAACCACCAAAACCACCCATGAATGGATCAAAGTAGGCGGCATCTAATTCAGGACGAGAAAACCATAATATTTCATTAATTTCTCTACCGGCGGGTATTTCGTAAATTTGTTGCCCCGGAACTAAATCAACATAATCTTTTTTCAATACAGAATCGCCTCCCGCTTGAAGACCAACAATTTTAGAATACGCATAAGTATATTGTGTTTCCCAATCCATACTTCTTGTAGTGAAGGCTCTAGTTAAAGATTGTTCGTCCAAGTTCAATCCATTAAGGGACACCCATTGTGATTCTATTAACCAATCTTGAACATGCTGAGAGTAATCCCCAATAGATAATTCTAAAAGTGAGTCCATCATTTCATCTTCAAGTTCAACTGAACGAAGAGGTGCTCCTAAAAGATGTCTAATTCTTTTATAAAGTTTTGATCTTTCAGGTTCTGTGATTATTCCTGTATTTGGCATAGTTTTTTTCTATATAAATATCTTTTGATATGTAAATAGTTTAGTTTGTCTTCTTTTTTGTTTGTCCCTCCAAACATTCATTAACAAATTCCCAATTTACAACCTTCCAAAAGTTATTCACATACTTGTCTCTTTCATTCTTATATTTTAAATAATAGGCATGTTCCCATAAATCTAACCCTAAAAGAGGAAACCCACCATTTGTTTCTGTATCCATAAGGGGGTTATCTTGGTTGGGGGTTGTCATAATTTTTAGTCTACCGTTTTTTGTTAAAACAAGCCACACCCAACCAGATCCAAAATTACTTTTTGCTGATTCTTCAAACTTTTCTTTAAATTTATCAAATGAACCAAAAGATGACTCAATTTTTTTAAGTATTGACCCTGAAATTGTTTGTTTTTTAGGTGAAAGCATTCTCCAAAAAAGAGCGTGATTAAACGCACCCCCACCATTATTTTTTACCTTTTTATTATATTTTGAAATTCTTTTTATAATATCTTCAAGTTCAACATCGTCCCCTTTTATCTTTTCAAGTTCCTTATTTAACTTTTCAACATACCCTTTATAGTGTTTTGAGTAGTGGGTTTTCATTGTTTCTGAATCAACAAATCTTTCAAGTGAATCATAACTATATGGAAGTTTTTCAACACTAATTGATTTTATTTCAGAAATAATTGATTTGTTAGAAATTAAATTTACCCCAATAGATTCTTGGATTAATTCAATTTTTTTTAAAAGTGGATCATAAACGGATTTCATAATATATAAATATATGAAAAGTCGATTATGTTCTTTGGGAAATTCTTGTAAGGATTTCTTCTAAGGTGTCACCCATATCGTCGTTAGGTGTGTCACCCATAACAGTATTTATGATTTTTTTCTTTCTATTTAAAATATCATATATTGCACCTTCGATTGTGTTTTCAAATAATGGGTAATAAACAAGGACATTATTTTTTTGTCCATATCTATAAGCTCTATCTTCTGCTTGTGCGTGTTCAGCAGGAACAAATGATAAGTCATTCATAATAACAACCTCTGCCGATGTTAATGTTAACCCAACTCCCGCCGCTTTTAAATTTCCAATAAAAACATTAATTTTATCGTTTTCTTGAAATTGATCAACAGCAAATTGTCTTTGTACTTTTGAACAACTACCATCCAAATAAACAGATGATTTTCCAAAATGATTATGAAGTAGTTGTAATGTTTCGGTAAAGTTTGTAAATATGATTACTTTTTTTCCTTGTTCAATAATATTTTCAGCAATTTCAATTGTATTATTTATTTTTTCATCTGCAATTACCTTTCTTACTTTCATTAGTTTTGAAAACTGAACGGTAAGTGATGATGATTCCTCACTTTTATTTTCATACCAATTAAAATACTCACCCATAAGGTCTTCGTATTCTTTTGATTTTAATCTTAAATAAATTGGGGTAATAATTTTATCAGGTAGATCTAACACGTCTTCTTTTAATCTTCTAAGAATTTGTTTTGAAGTTCTTTCCCTTAACTCATCAAGATTTGATGCTCCTTGAACGTTCCAAACTTTTCTTTTTCCCGCATTAAATTGATAACCTTGACAATATCTAATGGCATATGCCATCCAATTAGCTGCAACGGGGCTTTCAATAATATTTAAAATATTATAATAATTAATTGGTCTTGATGTCATTGGAGTTCCCGTCAATAACCAAACCCTTTCAATTTTTTTAACAAATGTATTTATGATTTTTGTTCTTTGAGCTTGCGGATTTGAGATCATATGTGCTTCATCAAGTATAACAAGATCAAAATTAGAAGTAGAAATTAAAGAATTGTCCTTATCTTTAATGTCATAAAAGTTTTTTAATATGTCGTAATTTACGATTGTAAAATCTTCGTCAGTTGAAAACTTTTTTCCTTCACATATATAAACACTACGATCAGAATAGTTTTGAATTTCTCTTTGCCAGTTAATTTTTAATGATGCAGGACATACTATTAAAATCTTTTTTGCCCCTGTTTCAAGTGCGGCAATAATCGTGGATGTCGTTTTACCGAGTCCCATATCGTCAGCCAAAATAAATCTTTTTGACCCTGCAAGTTTTTCTATTGCTTCTTTTTGATGTGAAAGTGGGGGTCTATGATCGTATTTTGAGTAATCAATATCGACTTTTTCTGTTGTGTGTGTTTTAATAATTGCCGTTTTTGGAAGCCAAAAATCATAAAGAGTTTGACCACTAAACATCTTACCCCAAATATGATACGCCTTATCCTTTTCTACCAATAACTTCTCAACATAAATTTCTTTTGGTTCGATTGGTAAAAGTTTTTCTTCCATTAATTTTTTGGAAAAGTAAGAATCAACTTCAACCCATTTTTTTGCAACCTTTGGTATTACGTTTTCGTAGTTAATTATGTATTCTGCTTGAGACCTTGTTATGACATAATTTTTATTTGTCAAACCTTTCTTTTTGATATTCAAAATATAATTGTTGGAACCTTCATAAGTTTCCAATATATTCTTTGCCCTAATTTCGGGTAACGCATTTAAAGATTCAATGTCTTTACTCACAATATTTTTTTTATAATATAGTAAAATTTAATTAAAAAATCAATTATGATATTTATATTATATGACACAAAACAGAGTTCCAATTACGAGGTTAAACAAATTCTTTTCTGCAGAAGATTTTGATTTGGACATAAATATGGGTGAAGAGTGGCTTCACGGTGATATGAATTTCACATTGGTATTATATAGAGTTGATAGGCAACGTACCGACTCTGATGATGTTTATGGTGAAACGGCAAGTGATGCAATTCAATTCTTACCACCTGTTGAATTTAAAGGGTGGGTTCAAATTGAGGCTCCGACCAATGTTGATTACGGTTCATCAAAGTTATCACAAACAGAACCAGGTAATTTAAAAGTTGGTGTTTATCAAAAACAACTTGAGGAGTTAGGTATTGATATAAATTATGGTGATTATATTGGGTACTATGAAACTGAAACAAGAGTTCGTTATTATAGTGTTGCCGATGACGGTCGTGTATTTAGTGATAATAAACATAGTTACGGAGGTTACAAACCTTTTTATAGATCAATTAAAGCGACCCCTGTTACAGATAACGAATTTAGAGGAATTTAAAAATGGCGTTTCCAAAAAAAATTAAAAAATACTTACCACTTACACCAACCAAAACACTTCTTGAAAGAAGAGAAGAAATGGTTGATGAAATAATGGACGGAGGAACATACCTTCCAAAGAGTGTATTACATGCGGATTTAGATCGTGGAATGCTTGATTTTGTAAAGGATCAATTACAAACAACCGTAGATGGAAAAAATGTTCCAAACATTGATCGAATTATAACAAATCAAAACTGGTCACAATTTGTAAATTCTTGGGACTTTCAAGATTTAGATAAAAACGTTTCATTACCATTTATTACAACGGTTAGGATGCCTGAAGTAAAATATGGAACAAACCCGTCGACAAAATATAATATTCCTGATCGAAGAGAGTTCTTATATGCTGCAGTTCCAACATGGGACGGACAAAGAAAAGGTGTTGATGTATATAAAATACCACAACCCGTTCCTGTTGATATATCATATAATGTTAAATTTTTTGCAAATAGAATGAGAGAGATCAACGAGTTTAACAAAATTATAATGCAAAAATTTACATCAAGACAAGCTTACACACAAATAAAAGGTAACTATATCCCAATTATTTTAGAAGATGTATCAGATGAGTCGGCAAAAGATTTAGAAAAAAGAAAATATTACATTTCAAACTATAAGTTTTTAATGCAAGGAATATTAATTGACGAGGAGGAGTTTCAAGTATCTCCTGCAGTGACAAGACAAGTATCTATGTTTGAAGTTGATTTTAAAACAAAGGCAAGATATGCAAAAGGTGACCCAAAAAGACCAAACTTTTTTGATTTAAATATTAATTTTATTACAGGTCAGACACAATTAAGTGAGGTGTTTAGATATACTGCAGATTTAAAAGTTAATTCCACAGATAATGTCGACTCATACTCGGTTTATATTAATAACAATTACGTTGGAGATGATTTTTCACCAATACAAGTAACTGATCATGATTTAGTAAGATTTGAAGTAGTGAAAATAGATAATAATCAGGAGGCGTTTATAAATACAACTGCCTATCTTCAATAGTTATTCTCCATATATATCTTTAGTTTCTTTACAAGTTTCTTTTATCAAACTTTCTAAAAACTTATAAAGTTTCAAACCTTTTTTATCACAATAGTTTTTTAATAGTTTATGTGATTCTTCTGAAATCTTTATATTTTTAATTTTTTTCATATAGATAAATAATTTAAAGGTGTGAAAAAAGGCAGAATTTTTTCATACTTCCCTTAAAATATATTTCTGGCGGTCAGTTTTTTACGTTTTTTGTAAGTATTTATAGTTAAAAATAAAACTTTAAAAGAACTTTTAAAAAATGGCATCAAGTAACAAAGTATTCGTTTCACCTGGAGTATACACTTCAGAGAGAGATTTAACATTTGTGGCACAAAGTGTAGGGGTTACAACATTAGGTATTGTTGGAGAAACTCTACAAGGACCGGCTTTCGAACCAATATTCATCAGAAACTTTGATGAATTCCAAGTTTATTTCGGGGGTACAAGTCCTGAGAAATTTGTTAACACTCAAATCCCAAAATATGAAGCAGCGTACATCGCTAAATCATATTTATCACAATCAAACCAATTATTCGTAACAAGAGTATTGGGTCTTTCAGGTTATGATGCGGGTCCATCATGGTCAATTAAAACCATAGGGAATATTGACCCTGCAACTTTAGGTGCAACAGGTAATACTGGTCCTGTGTATTTAGATTTTACAGGAACAACAGGTAATAGTGGTAATGTTACAATAACTACGGTTCCTACTGCGTTATCATCAGTGTTTTATCAAACATATGAAACTAACACTAACACAACATCGTCAATTGATTATGACTTTAAAGTTGCAATTGCAAGTCAAATAAATTTATTTTCCACTTCAGCGGTAACATCAGCATCAACTTCATATTTTTGGGGTTCAGTTAG